AAGCTGATCACTTTCCTTGCATAGCGCACCCAACCCTATCTCATTGCCAAAGATAAAGTTCGACAAGCAGAGCTTGCAAGGGGATGACAAGTCACGAATTGAATGGAAAATAACCAACATCATCAGCAATAGTGCGTGATGTGCTTCCCTCAAGAAAATGAATAGAGAGAAGTTAATAAAGAAATAAGATTCGCTATGACAACAGTGAACATGAGTCAAGGCAACCTGCTGAAGCAGGCCGCAAGCGGGCCTTGACACAAGTTAACTGCAGTCATCACGCGGGCTTGTAAATAAAGGAGAACTAAAATGACTAACGTAACCAAGGTAATCACAGAGACATACACTAATACGCAAGACCTCTACATGAGATCGAGCAACACTACTGGAACCACAGATGGATGGTGCCAAGTAGATACGCTACGGTTTATGCGGCAGATGAAGCTCCAACAGGAGATACGCTTTGCTGAGTACTGGCTCCCTCGCCAAGAGAAGCGCCTTGATGCACAGCGAGGCTGGGTCAAACACTGGCTCGGACGTCGCAACGGAGACGAAATCTCTGAGACAAACTACCAAGCCTCGAAGGCGCAAGCACAAGCCGAGCATCACACAGTGATGTTCTTAGAGGAACAGCTACGGATGGCTCAAGAAGCATACTCTGCTGAATTCGAGGAGCAGTGGTCATCGCATGTCGGTAACATTGCGGAGGTAGCAGAGGAACCGCAGGCCGTGAGTAAGGAAGAGAAAGCCGAACTGAAGGCGCTAGGCATCGACGTTTAGTAGCAACCGATAGGAAGGGGGGTCAGCCGAAAGGTTGGCTCCCTTTCTCATGTTCAGTAATGTCGTAACCTCTGGGTTAGAACACTATTGTTGCCAGCAGAGGGCGATCGTTGCCAGCTGGGCGTGGTGGTCAGGCTACCTGCCGAAATTTAGCACAGCTTAATCAGTTCAGAACTGAATCAAAAAATGAATTTACTTACTGCATACATGCAGCTAGTATGAACTTGGAGAATCGAAATGCTAATCAAAGAAATCATCACTGATACCATCGGTCTGCTTTGCCTTGTACTTATGTGCGCGGCACCGCTTGGACTGTTCAAAGATAACAAAGGCTGGGGATGGTACTGGCCTAACGTCGGTGGGTTTTACATCGACACAACTCAGGAGAACTAACATGAAATATATCTACACTGACATCTCAGAACTCAAGCTTAGCTTTAGCCTCTCGCTCTACGATACGGAGCGACTGTCTTCAATCATCGCTGACGTTGAGTCAGAAGAACACAAGTGGTTCTTCGATAGGTTCAAAGAAATGCTAAGCGAAGCGCGCCTCAAGTGCGCCGATGAACTTGAATCAAATGCAAAACTTATTCGTGAAGAAGTAAAGGAATCATCTAATGTTTGACATTCAACCTAACCACTGGGAATTCCCAGTAGAATCACAGCCTGTCTTTGACCAGCTAGGCAATCGAATCGATGGCAGCCAAGCTGTTGTGCGTACCGACACCGATGAGGTGCTGGGCGTACACGGCTCTCGCTATCGAGTGCTTAGCCATGACGATGTAGTCAACAGCACACTCGATGCAGTCAAGGAAGCTGACCTCTCTAAAGATTACGAAGTAAGGGTCAAGGTCATTGACGGTGGTCGTAAGATGCGAGGTGAAATCTTATTTAATAACATCACCGTCGAGCCTGTTGTCGGTGACATCGTTCAGTATCGTATCAACTTCTTCAACTCTTACGATGCAAGCTGGTCATTCTCTCAAGCTGCTGATGGCTTGCGTCTCTGGTGTCTCAATGGTTGCACTGCCCCAATGGGTACAGCACGTAGCAACTTCAAGCACACGCAGTCGATCAACATCGAGGGCAGTGCGCAGAAGATGGTCAATGGTATCGACGCCTTCATGAACAACAAAGCCCTTTGGCAAGAGTGGATGGGCATCCAAGTATCAGATGAGATGGCCGAGATATTCTTCAAGAATACGTTAGCCAAGGCGCCATCGCGCCAGAAGCTTGTAGATAAACTTAACAACAAGCAGCTTGAGAACCTGCTTACTATCTGGGCTAGAGAAAAGCGCAACCTTGGTGGTAACAAGTGGGCTTTGTATAACGCAATGACCTACTGGTCTACGCACACATCAGACCTGCGCAACCCAGAGATTGCACGACGCAATCGTGAAGATGCAATTGCCAAGGCGATGAACCACTATAAGTTTTCATCACTCGACGCCTATACCTGAGAAACCTACACAACCTACACAACATACACTGGAGAACTAAATGCAAACGAACACAGCACCACGCATGACACGCAGTCATTATGAATTCATAGCAACTCAGATAGGGCCACACGTTTCGTATCCCTCTCGATTGCATGACATCGCAGACAAACTTGCAGCAACTAACCCACTGTTTGACAAGCACAAATTCATTCAACGTGCAACGAAAGCATGGGAAGATGCTAACCTCGATGAGTATGAACTCGACGATGAGATCAGGTTCTAACATGCCAACACGTAAACAATTAGAGGAAGAGCTTGGGAAAGCATGGGCTGCGATGGCTAAGAAGGAAGGCCACGCAGCCGCTATCCCCAAGACATTCGTTGTATCTGAAAACGATAGCGATGCACGCGCTGACACGTTGCTTAGGCTCATGAAGAAGCGACCCAACTCAACTATACGTACCCTAACAGCGCAATTAAATACTACCATCGACGACACTCGACGTCGAATGGCTAACCTAATTCGTCGCGACGATGTTCGCTACGTCAACCAAAGATATGAGGTAAAGAAATGACTGGATCAGAAACAATCAGCGACTTGAAAAGGCTTATTGTAAACGCACGCAGACAGCGCGACAATTTAACTGAAAGGTACGGCTTAGGTGTACGACCTAGCCACGTAAGCACAGACTTGGCTATCTTAGACAGCCGCCTCGAGCGTTACAAAGCACAGAAGAAAGCATTGGAGTTGAGCAATGGCAAGCTGGGCTAACGCATCCTACCTCAGAAAGCTAACCGACATGCAATTCAAAGGCACTGCATTAGGCTCGATCAATGATGTTGGTCATTGCTTGGATGATAGCACTGCCTTGTGGGTTATATCTAACGCGCAACTCAGCGGCGTAAGCGTAGCTGAATGGCTAAGCGGTATCGTAAAGGACGCATACTGGGAGGATAAGGGCTGAAGTCGTGCGGGGCGCAGTGAATGCAAGTCGAATTGTTGGCGCAATTTGGCAGCGCATTGACCAATACAAAACCTTAATGGGATTGAACGCCCCGCTCGAACTAACTAGCACCCACAAATAAGATGCACAATCGTTGACTTGCTCAATTTAATACTGCACATAAGCTGCATGAAATCATATCTTGACATACTAACCGAGCGTTCAGAGGCAACTAAAGTTTCTTTGCTGAAAGCATTCAAAAGTTCTGGCGTACCAACGTCCACATACTACAGGACAATTAACGGCAACACAGAACTTAGATACGAGACTGCAAAGAAAGTGGTGAAAGCTATTGAAAAACTTTATGCACTTGAGCAAGCCCGTGGTGATACCAGAGAACTACGAGAGTCTGGTAACAGAATTGATCGACGCAAGATCAGAGCAAAGCATAAGCCAAGAAGCACTAGCGCATAGCATAGGTTGTACTGTATCACTGGTGCATAAGTGGGAAACACACAAACGAATCCCTTCTGGGTTCATGCTGATGTGTTGGTTAGATGCTCTTGGGTACGACATCGAAGTTAAAAAAAGGATATGCGAGATGTGATTCGTGTGAAGACACGGTTAGATATTTCGTTGCCATCCTAAAGAACGGGCATGAACGAACCACGCAGAAGCATTGGTTCATATGTATTAACTGTTACGAGAGAGACATATGGCAAACAAAAATAAGTCTAAGGGATACTATCACGAAAGAAAAATCGTGGAGTGGCTCACGAAAGTCGGCATCAAAACGAAACGCCAGCCCCTCTCAGGAGCGCTGGGCGGAGAGTATCGAGGCGACATCAAAGCCGAACTCATGGGACACGAACTGGTAGGTGAGATCAAGTACAGAGATAAGTCCAACTTCCCTAGTCCCTTCACTGTATTAGATGGCAGAGACTTTGCTATCTATAAGCGGCGCACAGGTGAGCCGCAAACCATCGTCATCTTTAAGGGTGACATATTTGAAATGCTAATGGAGAACCAGCATGACACAGAACCAAGAGATACTTAGCCACCTCAAGACGGGCGCAATCATAACCCCACTCGAAGCGTTGAATATGTTTGGCAGCTTACGCTTGGCTGGAAGAATCTTTGAACTCAAGAAAGATGGATGGCCCATCTACTGTGACCGCATAAAGCTAGATACTGGTAAGGTTGTCGGTCACTACTTCTTGCATGGTGATAAGAACTTATGGCCTGACCAATAAAAAATGGGACGCTTGCCACATCATAAAGCAAGCGCCCCATAAGTCTAACAGGCAGTATGACCAACTCAGGTGGAGAACCGTATGATCAACTATGATCTTATCATAGACATTTCGCTCATGCCAATAGGGAATCCTACGGCAAAAGTTATTCTTATTGCGTTATCCACATACTCTAACGCAGAGGGCGAATGCTTTCCATCACAACAAAGACTAGCTGATGATACACTCCTTAATGTCAGGACTGTAGTCAGAGGAATCTATTGGCTTGAAGACAATGGGTTCATTCGCGTTACGAGACGACACAACAAGCCTAACTTCTATGCAATCACTTCGATGGAGGAAGACATGACTAACGAAATCGTTAAGAAAAATCCTGCTCGGCATGACAATCTGTCACCCGAAGTAGTAAGTAATATAACTAAGCTAGATATAGCTAGTAGTAGTAAAGCTATTACTACTTCGCATGACACATTGGCACATCCAAACAACACGCCAGTGTTTCAAGAGTTCTGGAAAGCTTATCCAAGACGTATCGGTAAGGGTGCTGCACGTACTGCATTCAAGAAAGCACTGAAGTTTTCTAGCGCAGATGAAATCATTCAAGGCGCAATCGCGTACGCTATTCATTGCGAAGAGATGGGCACCGAAAAGCAGTACGTTCCACACCCATCGACATGGCTTAACGGTGAGCGATGGGAGGATGACCTAGAATCAGAGAAGACGGAGAGCAAGAAGACGATTGGATGGCTCAATGAATTATGATGAGCGTATGCAGTTCCTCAAAGATTGGTTTAAGTCTGACATCGTTAGCCGCTTCAACATGCCTCGCGATCTTGATCCCACCATAGTTGCAATGGATGTGATCGAGGCAATCAATCGCAACATCTCCGACGGTATTACGCGGGAGCGATTGAGTTCCCTCGTCGCCCTCACAGCGAAAGAGGTGACTCAATCTGCGCGAGGTCGGACGCTGCCATCTGTTAGGGACTTCTTAGAAGCCATGAAGAATACCTCTCAGAGCCACGGAGCGCGATCCTCAGAGCCTTCAAGCTCAATGTTTAACATGTACGCCATAAGCGCAGAGAGAATACGTCAGGGCAACGCTGTATCCGACATGTATTTGCGTGACCCTCACCGCAAAAAATTGATTGATGAGTACAGCCTAACAGAAAAAGATTTCGAACCTTATGACAAATGGTTTGCAACCACTGCACATAAGCAGTAAGTTACACAAACAAAGGAGAACCAAATGATACGAACAGGATTTATCGGAGGCTCTGATTGCGTCCGCATTATGCAAGGCCATTGGCTTGAACTATGGCAGGTTAAGACAGGGCGCAGTGAAGGCGACGATCTCTTCCGCAACATCGCAGTGCAGCTAGGCCAATGGACTGAAGACTTTAACATCGAATGGTTTGAGATCGAGCATGACTGCGTGACTAAGGACGCGCAGAAAACATTCACCCAAACTATAGGCAATGTTCCAGTCAAAGGCACAGTCGATGGCATGTGGGATAACTCAATCATCGAGGCCAAGCACACCAACTCGATGAACAACATGGACAATGTGATCGAGTATTACATGCCGCAGATTCAAACTTACGCACACCTAGCAGATGCAGATGGCATCTGGATGTCGGTGATCTTTGGCAACAACAAGTGGGAGTCAGCTTATGTCAGCCGCAACAAAGATTATTTTGATTCGATGTGGGCGGTGGTGTCAGACTTCTGGGGTCACGTTGTACGGGATGAAGAACCGATTGGTATTAACGTACCGTCAATCATCATCGACAAGATCGAGGTGGACAAGATGGTCAAGCGAGACGCATCGCGAGACAATCAATTCATCGACGCAGCGCACACATACTTAGAGCATCAGTCCGCAGCCAAGACATTCGAGGGTGCAAAGAAAGACCTCAAGGCAATGGTGGCTGGCAATGAACGTGAGGTCTACTGCACTAACCTAACAATCAAGCGCGACAAGCGCGGCGCACTGCGCATCACACCACGCAAGTAAGGAGAACACTATGAGCAACATGAATATCTGGAACAACCTCTGCGCATCCGACCCAAAGTATCTCAAGAAGATTAGCTTTGGCGCACGTAGCTTTACAGCTATCGACCCGCAGTATCAGGTCATGAAGATGACAGAACAGTTCGGCCCAGTCGGTGAGGGCTGGGGCTGGCATAGCACAACAGAGATTGTGAACGTATCCAACGGAGACAGCGCAGTCCTTGCTCATGTAACCGTATGGCACGGCTCACCTTCAAACGCATTCGGTGCCTTCACAGGTTGCCGCAAGTTCTTTGATGCAACCAAAGGCCGTATAGCTGAGGATGCACCAAAGATGGCTGTCACTGATGGCCTGACTAAAGCCCTGTCTCATATCGGATGTGATGCTGATATCTTCCTTGGGAAGATGGATGGCAACAAGTACGATGGCGGGGATAAACCGTCACCAAGTGGCAACAGTTGGTAGCAATGGGGTTAGTTCGCGAACTAGATTAATGGCACCAACAACCAAAAAAATGATTCAACAAATACCCTGCCCTAAGTGCGCAGCTAAGGCAGGGGAATCTTGTGGGCATAGGAAAGATAAGCATCGAAGCCACAACGAACGAATGGTAGCTGCACACAAACATTACAACAAAGGAGCCAAAAGCATGGCAGACGATTACGATAACACAAACCGTGGCGCAGCATTCGCACCATTCCCAACGCAAGCCCTGATCCTTCAAGGCAAGCTTAACGACAACGGGCTTGATCGGAAGATTACACTGGTCAAAGATCAGACGCGCGATGGCAAGACTATCATCGAGGTCTACGAAAAGGTTGGCGTCCTCTTCGACAACGACAAGAAGGGCAATGAAGCAGCGCCTGACTACACTGGCCCAATGGGTGAGACACGTAGGCTGGCAGCATGGCGCAAGATGAAAGAGGATAAGCCATACATGACCTTCAATGTATCCGACAAACAGCAGGGTGGTGGTGTTACGCTACAGAAAATGGATGACAGCATTCCATTCTAAGCAAGCTTACCTGTAGATATAAAGTGGCGGGGCTTAGACCTCGCCATTTTTTTAACAGATGATGGAGAACACAATGACCTACACCCATGTAATCAAAGACGTGTGCGACAAGCACCTGATTGCAGAATCTATAATCATGTCAGAGACTAGAACCAGATCAGTATGTCACGCTCGACATGAGATAATGCACAACCTAAATGAGATTGGGTACAGCAAGGTAGAGATCGGCCTTATCTTAAACAGAGATCATACGACTGTGATCCACGGGATCAGAAAACACCTTGGACAAGAAAAGAAAGTTAAACCAATGCCGCCGCTCGACAGAGAAAACAATAAGATGACAGAGTTTAGGTACAAGATACGCAAGATTGGAATGCCCGTAGGCACAATGAAGCTGTTGGTCCAAGAGCATCTGTCTAACGAAGTGCTAGATCACTGCATCTCAGAGGCAGCAGCCAACCAATACTCTAGCATGGCAGAATATTTTGCCGATGTAATAACTGAAGCCTACTTCTTGGAGAAAAAAAATGAACAGAGATAGAACAATCGAGATTGCTCAAGGGCTAATCAATGGCGACAGGCAGGACACATACGGCAAAGCAGAAGAAAACTTTAAGCGCATAGCTGAACGATGGACGCAGCTCTTAGGGATACAAATCAAACCTTGGCAGGTTGGCGTAATGATGGCTGACCTAAAGTTAGCAAGACTAACCAACGGCCCTAACCTAGACTCATTCATTGATGGCATTGGCTATCTTGCACTGGCTAGTGAATTGTCTAGCGCAGAGTAACCCTAAAGGTTTATCTTAACTCGACTAATCTCACCCGACTTATCGTCAAAGGTAATCGCTTGCATCTGTGACCTTGCAGTATAGGCATGATCTTTGGCGTACCTATCCCGTTTGGTAACAGCGCGGAGTTGCTCCCACTGAACGCCACCAATATCGGCTGACTTGTGGTGGTGAAGATGACCAGTGTAATAAAATCTGTGCCGCGTTTCACCCCATAGCTTTGGGAACTCGTCAGCTAAAGACATAACTAAACGCTCTGGCTTTGCCCTGTCACCATGATGGGCAGCTATCAAACACTTGCCATGCTGATAAACAAAGAACTCACCTTCTTCACGTTGCACCTCGATGCGAGAGTGGGTTCGATACCGTTCAGCTAAAGAGTAAAGAACAATTAAGTATGCGTCTCGATCATGGTTACCCCTAAGAACTGAAACGATTACTTTGCTGTGGTGCAGCAGTGCTATCTCAATACACCGAGCCAGACCTTGGATCATTGCAATGGCTGTCTCTTCAATTGTAGCCAAGACATCTAGCGCATGCTTACTTGCTGGCGTTGCATTCTCATTGTCATTGTGATGCAGCATGTCACCAAGAACCAACAGCACTGCTGTGCCAGACTTAGGTGATCTAATCACACAATTATTCATGCCATTTACAAGGCGCTCAACAGTACCGTGCAATGTTTCGTTGTCTGTTCTAAGACCTGCGTGGATGTCAGGCATAGGATAAAGCGTAAGCAAACTATCAGAAGTTTCTTTGGGTGGCTGTATAATTGCTGGAGGATCAATGCCCTTCAATGTTTCTTTGATTCGATCTGCGCTATCCTCAAGATCAACCGCGCTTGCCTTTGGCATGGTGAACTGAACACTGGCATGTTTTGTTTTAAGCCAACCGCCTCGCACTTGCGTCGGGTCTTGAATGCCAACCTCATCTAAGGCTTGAGCAACACCGCTATCAAGTTGAATCTTAGCTTTAGCAAGGGCGTAATGTTGATGGGTCGTGCTGTGACTTTTACCCAGCGCGCGTGCAGCCTTTCTAATTGAGCCATGTTCATGCACCGCATCCCATGCTTCTTGCTGCAAGTCGCTAAGGTCTTTGCTTGGGAAGGTTGGCCCCGACATTAGGGATCACAACCAGCATCGAGCGCAGCAATTAAAGCAGCACCAGTTACAACAGAGCGGTTGCCACCGTCTTCGATTAGCGCCTGTGTGTGTGTATCACGCAATGATACAGTGCCATCACAGATTGCGTTCGGACTGCTGACGGGCGCGCAACCAAGCGCGGGAAGCATCACTGTCGCTGCCACTGTCCACGGTGTCCATCCGCTTACGGGTTTCAACGTACTCATTCAATTCCCTTTCATGTTCTGCTTCTGCCTCGTCTGACTTTCCTCGAAAGTAAGCCGCGCCAAGCGCGACAACGATAGCTCCAGCGGCGTACAACCAAATCTTAAACCGCCCTATTAACGCCAGCCCGAAGCCCATGCGCGCAACCTTTCCTTGAGTATAAACATTGCCATCGCTCCAAACACAAAGCACCCCACCAACACTACGATTTGCGCTGTGCCATCGAGAGATTGCAGTGCAGCGATAGCGCCACCCGCAGCAGACACACCTTGAACCACCGAGGTTTGGACCGTGCGGCTGTGTGCGGGGTGTGCGCGCTGGGCCGATGCAACCATAGGCGCTTGCACAACGGCAGGGGCTTTCGCTAACCAGTCACGCACAACAAATGTCGGGCATGCTTTGTTAGCCACTTCATTGTGACCAATAGTCTTAACGATTGGATGCTCTGCCTTGAGGCGATCCATTAGTTCACGCAGTGCGCGATCCTGATCTTCAGTAAAGTTGTCCTCGAAATGGTCAGACACGTTGCCGCCATGCCCACCAAACAGAGAGATACCAACGGAACCTGTGTTGTGGCCCTTAGCGTGTGCGCCTGTGCGCTCCAGTGGGCGGCCCTCGACTAGCGTTCCATCGCGATCAATAAGATAGTG